GACTGCAATGACGGTAAAGAACTCTGGGTTGTCTTGCGCCCAGGTAGCGAGGTTCTGAAGGAACGGCAGGACGGCTTCAACGGCAGGCATAAGAGATGCGCCGATTGACTCTTTTGTTTCGTCCAGGGCAAGTTTCATTCTGGCGAATTTGCCTGCGGTGGTTTCGGCTGCTTCCGATGCTGCACCGCCAAAGGTCTTCGACATTGCCTGCATGACTTCGTCAAGGGTTGCTCCGCCTTTGATCATGTCGCGAAGTTCCGGAGACAGTTTGGCAAGGGCGGTCATGTTGCCCCCGTATGCCTTTTCTAGAGCCTTAGTGGTCGTCTCAAGGCTCAATCCTTTGGCACTGGAGATGTCCATAGCAGCCGATGCCAGTTCCTGCGCCTTTGTGATGTCGCCAGTAGCGCGGACAAGACCTCCGAGTGCCGGACGAAGTTCGTCATCGGTGACTCCGAGCAGTTTGCCCTGGACGGCTATCCAGTCCTCGTTCATGTTGATCTGTGCGTCGGTTGCGCCTGTGGTGCGTCGAATCTGTTCCGCAAGTTTGTCCTGCGCTGCTGCATCCTCAATTGCGCCCTTTACTGCTGAACCGAGTGCAGCGGTCAGACCCGCCAGTGCAGCAGCTGCGGGAACGGCTGCCTTCTTGATTGCAAACTGCGCCTTCTCGCCATTGGTCTCCAGATTTTTGAATTCCTTAACGGCGGATGAGATTCCTTTGCCGTCGAATGACGTGACGATTGGGATTGCGATTGTCATTTGAGTTCTCTTTCGACGCGGGCTTTTACTTCGTTAGTGGCGCGCAGAAGTTCCCGCGTTATTTCTCCGCGCTTGCGAAACACGGCAGGCCCGAGAATGCGCGTATGGTTCGGGCGCAACTGCCCAAGAGAATCACCCAAGCGGTTTTGGTTGGCTCGTCCCGCTGCTTCAAAGACTGCTGCTGCAACATTGGTCTGGGTGATGTAGATCAGCGATGTTGCCTCTCGAGACGCATCGACCTTCAACTTGACGCCTGATTTTGCTTTTGCCACAGAGAACGGGAATATCTTTTTGTTGGCTTGTTCCCATTTGCGAGCCATACCGGACAGAGGCACCTTGTCGTAACTGTTCTGTACTTCCTGAATTGCGGGTTGTGCGATACGGGTTGCGTCGGCGGTGAACTGCTTACGGAGACCAGGCTCAATCTTGTTGAGCGAACGAATAGCGTCACGAACTCCGACGACTTCAAGTGAAGTGTTTGCGGTCATCGTCTGCTCCTTTGTGCTTTTTGTTGTTCGTTCAACACGTCAACAACCGTGAAGAGATCGTCTGTGTCGAATGGGATGTCGGGTGTCCAGTATCCAGTCGCGACAAGAACCTCCGCTAGTGAGCGTCGGAAACTGCCGCTTCTGTAAAAGACGGTGAGTCCTCCGACACGACCTCGATGGACTTGGTTTTCTTGATGAATTCGTCAAAGGCGAGCGGAGTGGTGATTCCCGCAGCTCGAGCAGATTCGAATGCAAAGAATGCAAGGTCTTCTGCGCCGATGCCGTTTGCGAGACTGGATGCTTGTCGTTTGAATTTGCGTTCCCATGCCACGACAACGAATAGATTCGTTTCGCATTCATATGGATCGCCTTCAATCGGTGTTACTTGTAGTCGGATTTTCATTGTTTCCCTCTTTCAATTATCAGGTGATGTCTCGTGCCCAAGTGCCGTTAGAGAACGAAATACTGGCTACGGCAAGGGTCCCGATAGAACTCATTATCACTGGAGCGGCGTCAAGTGTTGCCGACGTAATCGTGAACTCTGGATTGCTGGCTGACTCTGTGGTGCCCGATGGGGACACAACAATTGTGCATCCACCAGCAGAGACGATTGCGCTCAAAAGTGTTTCGATCTCGGTTGTGCCGTAGGAAAGATAAAGGTCAAGGTTGACCGCGACGCTCTGCAAACCTTTCACCGCCTGTCGGCCTGTATCGGCCAGACTGGTGCTTTCCAAAAGTTCAAAACCGACCATTACTTCACATTTAGAAAGTTGATCGCTGACGTCGACGGCTGCTCCGCCAGTTGGGGTGATGTTGCAGGTTGCACCTGACAGGAATGTTGCTGTTGCCATTGGTGGCTCCTTAGTTTCTACGCACGGCGATTGCCACCGTGAGATCGTATGTGGGTATGTCTTGCCCGCCGTAGTTTGCATTGCCTGGACGGGCGTCTGTAACTGCGATGGGCGAGTTCATGATGGTGTCAACGGTTGACATGAGGTAGTCGCCGGAGTCCTGGTTGCCTGGAGGGGCTGCCAAGACTCTGACGGGTATCCGAAAGTCGCCGACGTTGTATGTAAACGAGGTCATGACGGGAAGTTCAATCATGACGGACATTGGGCGAGCGTTGCGGGGGTCTGTGACGGGTTTGAGACCGAGAGCGGTGAGTTGTGTTTTGATTGCGTTGACTGCATCGACGAGGATTCCTGTTGCAGCCATTACGCGACCTGTGGTCTTCCGCAGCCAATGAGAGCCATGATGCGTCCCATAGTTGAGGGAATGGGGATTGAAGACATTGCGTCAAATGAGGCAAATGAATCTGCTGATCCGCGCTCACGATAAAGCGTTGCTGCGTACATGATTGTGCCGAGTTTGACGTCGGCACCTGGCACCGTTGACTGCGAATCGGTGTATCCGGCTTCGCGACGCTTGCGGAAGATGTAGTTGTTGGCAGCGTTAACGCAGACCGTGATAAAGGCCGTGTCGTTGGCGGTTGCAACGTCAATGCCGAGCCATGAGGTGACATCAGCTGCGACAATCCAAGACACAGACGGCGTAAAAGTTACTGTGCCGGTGGCGGTGTCTCGAGGGAAGTCGACGCCTGCATTGACATAGAGAAACTGATAGAGACGAATTACATCGGAATCAAAGAGAAGGTCGCCCTCTTCTGAGATCCCAATGAACTCGAAGTCTTGTGTTGAGACAATGGTTGCCGTTGCGTTGAATCCGTGGCTTGCGCCTGCGATTACCACGGAGTCCCCGACTTGGATACCAGTCTCAACGAAGGTCTGAAAAATGGCGTACCCATCGAGGCGCGTATGAAACGCGAGATCGTAAGTAGCCATTGTTCCAGTTCCTTCTTGTTTGTCTTTATCAGCCGACAGGAGCCATTTTGACAAACTTGCTTGCGTCAATCATGAGCGTTGCAAGGTAACCGCGGAAGGCGATTGTGCGACTAAGCGTTGACGGGACGTCGATGCTGAGTGCGCCCTTTTGCTGTTCAAAGATTTCGTAGCCAGATGCATCACCGATAATCAGAGTGTCTGCTGCGAAGTTGCGGTCAACTACGACCTGCAATCCGAAGGCAACGCCGTTGACTTGTCCTGGTGCAAGATTACCGAATGCGTTCATTGGGCCAATCTGTGGGAACAACGGACGGTCTGCTGTGTCGCTAAGGCTGAGCAAAAATCCCCACCATTCTGGGTTTACAAAAATGTGAGTTGGCAAGTTGCCATTGCTTGAAGACAAGATTGTCTGTGCAGCACCCGAAATCCATGATGCCCAATAAGCAGGATCAGTTACAGAAGCGAGTGCAAAGTTACGAGTAACTGTTGCGCCAGTCTTCAAGTTGTCGGCTGCGACGTTGTCGGTCTCGTTTGCGTAGATGCGACCCATGTCATCAAGGACAAGGCTGATGATTTCAGGCTGTGACCAGTCGATGCTCTGTTCGGACAAGGTCACGAATCCACCGTAACTACCCTTGGTTACTTGGTTGTCTGTAACAACAAAAGTGCCTTGAGTCAGCGAGGTGTTTTCAGTTGCCTGAACGCCCATTGAAGTATGTGTTGTTACTTCTGGACGGATGAATACTTTTCCGCCTTGTGGCATTGCCTTTGCACCGATTGCGTCGATTACTGGACGACGACCAATGAAGTTGTTGTAGACAGGCTGAACGATTGGAAGTGGAAGAACACCTGGGATGTCTGAGGTAAGGACGTTTGGTGCAGCTGCACGAATGCCTTCGCTCATTGCTCGCCATTGGTCTCCGCCAACAAAAGCGGCTGAGATGTACTCGGCAGCAGAAGGCATGTGAAATTCTTTCTTTGCAGATGCGAAGATTGGTGATGTTGGGATGGCGTCGGGCGCGGAGGCTTCGACTTGGGTTTCTTGTGACATTGTTTCCTCCTGGAGACTTGTGTCGGGTTGGGGTTCGTCTGCCTCTTCTTCGACCTCTTCTGGGTCGTGTTCTGAGGCTGCGATTTGTTCGATGATTGCGTCGGCAAATGCCGGAACGCTAACTACCGAAAGTTCTTGTAGATCAGCGGATGAAACAATCATGACGCCGTTCTTGTCGTATTTGAATTTCTTGGGTACTGCACCGACGGAAACTGAGTCGTATGCGGACATCTGAATCAACTCAACTACGTCATCTGCAGCCTTGCTGCGGGCAAAGGTCGCGCTGAATCCGAGACCGTTGTCGAGATCGACAAGTTCGGTGACGATGCCGATTGGTCGTCCGTCGTGGTTTTCAAGAAGTCGCGCGGGTTTGGCATTCAAGTCAAAGGCTCCGCGCTTGAACATGACCTTCTCGCCACCTGAGACGGTTGCGACGGTGTCCCACGGGACTGCAATGCCGGTGATGGTGCGCGGTGCATCTTCTCCAGCTGCGGCGTCAAGAGTGACGGGGACGGCGGTGAACTTAATCATGAAGGAATCTCCTCGA